TATTAAGCCAGATGGAAGAATCTAGAACAAGAGTTGAAAATATGGTCGTTACTGAAGTCGAATATAATTTGATGAAAGAAGACGAAAATCTTGTTACGAATATAGTTGATGCAGTAAAGTTTTATGAAAATAGAATAAAATTATGCATAATCTCTGGAGACAAATTATTATATGAAACTATATTACAAGTTAAAGATTATCCAATAGTTCCTTTTGTGTATCAGCATACTGGTACTCCATTTGCTCTAGGAGCTGTTTCTCCTTTAATTGGAAAACAAAAAGAATTAAATAAAGCTCATCAGATAATGATTCATAATGCTAATTTAGCTTCTAATTTAAGATGGATGTACGAAGAAGGTTCTGTACCTGAAGAAGAATGGGAAAAATATTCATCATCTCCCGGAGCTTTATTAAAATATAGACAAGGATTCGCTCCTCCACAACCAGTCCAACCATTACCTCTTAATTCAGCATTTTATGGAATAACTGAAAATGCAAAAAGAGATATGGAATATACTTCTGGAATATATTCTTCAATGCAAGGAGATACTAGCCAATCGCAAGAAACATATAGAGGATTGCTTGCTATGGATGAGTATGGTACTAGAAGAATAAAATCTTGGATGCAAAATATTATAGAGCCATCCCTTGAACATTTAGGAAGAATATTTAAAGACTTTGCTCAAGATACATACCAAGCTCATAAAGTATTTAGAATTGTACAACCTAACAATATAAATGAAGAAAAAACAATTGAAATAAATGTTCCAATATTTAATGATTTTGGAAACTCTGTAGAAAAATGGAATGATTATGCAACTTCTAGATTTGATGTTAGAATAATAGGAGGTTCTACATTACCTTTAAATAGATGGGCTTTATTAGAAGAATATTTTAAATGGTTTCAGTCTGGACTTATTGATGATATAGCAATGTTATCTGAAACAGATATTAGAAACAAAGAATCAATTATAAAGAGAAAAAGTGTTTATATGCAATTAAGAGGACAATTAGAAGAAATGCAAAATGTTGTCACAGATAGAGAAGGCACAATAGAAACACTAGAAAGGCAGCTTGTACAATCTGGAATACAAGGAAAAGTACAACAAGCTGATATGAAAATTCAAAAAGATTTACTTGAAACCGAAGTTGCACAAAGCATGCTACGGAATAAACTAAAAAGTGATACAACAACTAAGATAAAAGAACTAGGTTTAGCTGTAGCTGACGCTAAAAAGAATCAGCAATAAAATAGTTTACTTAACTATAGTTTGTATCATAAATTAAGGAGTAATTATGACTGAAACTCAAACAGACAACCTAGAAGCCGGTATGTTTCCTGCTGACAGCCCTGAAAGTGCAAGTCCTAGCGCTGACGATTTTTTTGAAGCTCTTGACCGAAAGGTGAATGAAGGGATACTGGAGCCAGAAGAAACCACAGCTAACAATGTTCAACAATTACAATCTGAGGCAACCCCAGAAATGGGCTCTCAAGAAGATGTTATTGAAGGACATAATTGGGAAAAAAGATACAATGATTCAAGCAATGAAGCTCGAAAACTTAATGGACAGTTAAAAGAACTTGAACCATATGTTCCAATTCTCAATGCAATGAAACAAGACCCTAATTTAATCACTCATGTTAGAGATTATTTTGAGGGTGGTGGTGAAACCCCAAAAAGTGTCAAAGAACAACTTGGACTTGATGAGGATTTTATTTTTGATGCAGATGAAGCTGTTACAGATAATAAATCTAGTTCGGCAAAAGTTCTTCAATCGGTAATTGATGGAGCAGTTCAAAGAAAGTTAACTAGTTTTGCTCAGAATCAGCAAAAAATTGCTGAAACTCAAAACGCAGAAAGGTCTTTTAAAGAACAGCATAAAATGTCGAATGAAGAATGGAATGAGTTTGTAGATTATAGTAAATCTAGAACTCTTACTCTTGATGATATTTATTATTTAAAAAACAGAGATAATCGAGACAAGCAAGTGGCTAACACAACTCGTGAAGAGATGAAAAACCAAATGCAAAGAGTCAGAAGTAAACCTCAATCAGCGGCCAAGGCTGGTAGTCAAGGGACTCCACAAAAGTCTGGTGACGACAATATCTTTGATTCAATTTTGGGAATTGACAAAGAACTGGATTCAATGTTTGGATGATAACTATAATGGTTGGACAAATATTGATGAAAATAAAATAAAGGTTAGATAAAATGTCTGATTATTTTGGCATCTCTGATGTCACCAGTTTAACTGAAAGTACCGCTGGGATAGTTGACCCAGGCGGGAGTCTTAGTACTGGTGACCTTCGGAGAAAATTCAACTTTGGCGATAGAGTTAGTGAATTGGCAATTGCGCAGGACCCGTTTTTTCGTTTTGTTTCTCAATTAGCTAAGAAACCAACTGATGACCCTCAGTTTAAATTCACAGAAAGAAGACCTTCTTATCATAAGCGTTATGCTTATGTAGTTGCTCATGGAACTACCCAAGGTGGGTTAGCTTCTACAGATGCTACAGTTACTGCAAGTAATGTTACAGAAGGTTCAACTTACTGGGTAAGAATGATGAGTGATTACAAGAACGATGGTAACATTGGTCAAGTATATGGCTCTTCAACTTCTTTACGAGTAGGTGATAATGGTACTAGACCAAATTTCTTTTTACCCGGTCAAATGGTTAAAATTCCTCTACAAACAACAAATACAAATGCAGCTACAGCTGCTAATGCGTTTTTAGTAGATGATTATTTGGTAGGTAGAATAGAAGCTGCAAATCAACAATCTGAAGGTTCAACTTCAGCTACAGCTAATTCAGTTGAGTTGAAATTAACCATCGTAAGACAGTCTTCTGCTAATGCAGAACTTTCTGGTTGGGGTGCTGGCACAACTGCTCAAAAAGACCTATCTGCAAACACTAATGATGTTTCAGCTGCTGAATGGAAAAATTTTACCGTTCAACAACTTGAAACAGCTCGTTGTTATGTAGTTGGTAATTCTTGGGGACAAGGAACTGGATACCCAGAAACTTGGCAAGANAATCCTTTCTCAACAGGAAGTGGTTTAACTCAAATTTGGAAAACAGCTATGGCGATGGATAACACAACTCGTGCNACNGTTCTAAAGTATGAACCAAATGAGTTTGCAAGAATCTGGCGTGAAAANTTGATTGAACACAAATGGGATATTGAAACATCTCTATTGTTTGGAAATCAATATACAGATTCAGCTGGTATTCAATATACTCAAGGTGGTATAGATTATGTATTGAGTTATGGAAATCAATTTGGTTTAACTTTATCAAGTAAAACTCAAGATGATTTTCTTGATGATTTATCTCAATTCCTAGACCCTCGCTACAACAATTCTGCAGCTACAATGTTCTTCTGTTCTACAGAAGTATTTAATTGGTTGCATAAATTGAGTGGGTATTTTGCTAATAATGTTGGTATGGTAAAGCCAGGGGCTTCTTCACCTGATTCTTCAGGTAATTCCTATGGTAGAGCTAATATTGATATGATTGGTAAAAAGAAAGCCTTCGGAGTTGATGTTACAGTTATTTCTACACCTTATGGTGATATGAATGTAGCTCGTAATGTTCACTTAGATGGTTCTCCAGTCAAGATATTTGCTTGTAACATGAGACATTGTCATTATCGACCATTAGTTGGTAATGGTATGAATCGTGATACAGCAGTATATGTAGGAGTTCAAACTCTTGAGAATAGTGGAATTGACCGAAGGGTTGATTTAATTCAAACAGAAGCGGGGATGGAATGGTCAATGCCAGAAGCCCACGCTGTCTGGACTTAAGGAGGATACTTATGGCTAATCCAATGTACGGACAAAATAAGTTTGATGACTCTGTTGATGGTAAGATTGGCATCGTTGAACATGTCAAACCTGCCGCTGACGGCACTGTTGCATCTCCAACTAAAACATTAGTAAAGGGTGACGCAGGTAATTACTACATAGTAGATATATCTGCAAACTCAGCTGCTTTTGTTTTACCATCCGCTGCTTTATCTAAAGGAGCGATATTCACATTTATACTAGGTATAGAAAGTGACGCTGAAGCTACAAAAGACTTAATAGTCGCAAGTGGTTCAGCTAGTGAATACATTATGGGAGTTGGATATGATGGCAATTCTGTTCACGATACAACTGTAGCAGATGACCAGATAATGTTTGACACTTCAGGCGGAGCAGCTGGAGGTGGCGATAGATTGCAAGTATTATGCGATGGCCATCACTGGTATGTTCTACAAGCAGCAGCTTTAACAGATGGTGCTTTTGTAAGTGGAACTGCATCAAGGTCTTAGAGTTAATCTAAACGACAAATAATATGTGGGGGTCTTTGGGCCCCCATGTATAAAAAAAAATTTATATGGCAACAACAAACATAGAATTAGATATAGAAAACATAACTGGAGTCTCGGACGCTGATGACCAGTTTATAATATCTGCACAAAAATTTGTAGTATCTAGCGTTCCAAAAAATTTATTAAACTTTGCACAAAAGGCTTCATCCGCTTCTACAGATGGAAGCGCTATAACATTTTCAGTTAATGATTCGATAATAGATGTGCAAAGAAATGGTTATAGTTGTAGAGAAATATCATTATCAGATGCAATATGGGCATTGGATTCTACAAGTTTAAAATATGCGACAGCTAAACATCCAGTTTGGTATCATAAAGAAGGAGCAGTTCATTTTGCACCAGTAACTGATGGAAGCAATGCTGGATATGTTTTTTATGTAGATTATAGTAAAATAGATGATGATTCTGATTTAAGAAATGCAGTTATCTTTCACGCAGCTTCTTCTGAATTTTCAAAATTAGCTAGCGGTAAAGTAATTGATTGGACTGATTTATCAATCCCAGTTTCTCCTTTATCTCCAGATTTTGGAAATGACCTTTCAATTTCATCGGTATCACCATCAGCTCCATCATCTCCAAGTTTTACATATACTGATGCAAGTGTAAATGATATTATTAAACCTATTATTAGTATATCTGATATGGCTTCTATGAGCGAATCAGCTCCTTCTTACACAAAGCCTGTTTTTTCATTAACTAATTTTCCTACAATTACTTGGTCTTATCCTTCGGTTCCTGTCGTTCCTACTTTTTCGGCTCAAACCGTAGATGATTTTTCAAGCTCAGCTCCGAGTTATACATCACCAGTAATTAGTTTAGAAAGTGCTCCTACAATATCAAATTTAACAATATCTGTTAGTCCTCCTGTAGTTCCTACATTAAGTTCTAATAGTGTTTCTTTTTCTGAGACTGCACCTTCATATACAAAACCAGTATTATCATTGACATCAGCTCCAACAATATCAGACCTTAATATATCTGCTGTTGCCCCAGCTGCTCCTTCAATTAGTGATAATTCTGTAAGTTTTAGTACAAATGCACCAACTTATACACAATCAATTGCTCCTACAAGAGTTGCATTTAAAGATTATTGGACTGTATCAGATTTTGGAGATAGCGACCCAGGTTCATTAAGTATATCATCTGTTCCTCCCGTTCCTCCATCAGCTCCAAGTTATACGGTTCCAGATGTTGCATCTGTATCTATTACTTCTACTACAGTTTCAAATTTAGGGATACCTCCTACTTATACATCTCCTACTGTTGCTAGTGATAGTCAAGGTCTTGAATTGACTAATATAACTCAATTAGATGCAGAAAATACAATTGATGATTTTGATGGTAATGCTATAGAATTTGACCAATGGTGGTCTACAGCTACTCATTTAATAGAAGGTGCAGAAGATGTTGAATTAGCTAATGCTACATTGCAAAAAATTCAAACATATGTAGGCGCATATACTCAAGCTATGCAAGATAAATTAAATGAATTTAATGATGCAAATGTTGAATATCAGGCTAAGTTGCAAGAAGCAATCCAACAAGCTCAATTAGACGCTCAAAGACATAGAGAAACAGCTCAAATAGAAGCTACAGAAAAACAACAAGAAGCATCATTGAAATTGCAAAAAGAAAACCAAGAATACGCAGCTAAATTGCAAAAATATAATTCTGAATTAAACGAGTATCAAGCAAATGTAAATAAGGAAGTTCAACAACATTCTGAAAATTTTAAAAGATACCAATTAGAATTACAAACTGTATATACAGCTTGGGGCAAAACTGAATCTGATAAATTGCAACAATATCAACAAGATATTCAAAATGAGCAAAATGTTTTTAATAAAAATAATGCTGAATACCAAGCTCAACTTCAAATTAGTATTCAAAATGCTCAATTATCATCTCAAGATGATGCTCAAAAATTGTCTAAATACTCATCCGAATTACAAGTATATCAAGCTGAGGTAAATAAAGAGGTTCAACAATATCAACAAAATTTAGCTGGAGATTTGCAAGTATGGAATCAAGAAAGGCAAACAGATATACAAAAGTATAATTCTGATATACAAAATAATTTAAATTCTTTTAATGAAGATAATGTGGTGTATCAAGCAAGTTTACAAGTAGCAATACAAAATGCACAATTATCTCAAACTGATGATTCTCAAATTCTTCAAAAATATGCTAATGAATTACAAAGTTATCAATCTCAAGTTTCAAAAGAAGTACAAGAATATCAACAGAATTTAGAAGGTGATTTAAAAGTTTGGCAAATTGAAAGAGAAACAGATTTACAAAAATATTCTACAAATGTTCAAGATGCATTAAATAATTTTAATAAAGAAAATGTAATCTACCAAGCTGTGGTTCAAGAAAAGATTCAAGAAGCTCAATTAAAAGATTCAAATGAAGCTAGAAATCTTCAAAAATATCAAGCCCAAATTCAATCTTATCAATCTGAAGTAAATAAAATAGTAAGTGGAAATCAAGCTGAAATAGGTGAATGGCAACAAAGAAATTCAGTTTCATTACAAAAGTATCAATCTGACCTTCAGAATGAATTAAATTCATTTAATAAAGACAATATTGTTTATCAACAAGATATAAATAGAAAAAATCAAAATTTACAAAAAGATGTTCAAGAAGCTGTTCAAAATGCTCAAAATGAAATATCAATTAATAGTAACAATATGAATAAAGATGTTCAAATTGCTTTACAAAATGCATTGCAAAATTATCAACAAAATGTAGAGCAATATAATTCAAGTCTTCAAAGATATGCATCTCAATTAAATGAATATCAACAAAGCATAAATAAAGAAGTACAGAATTTTGTTAATACGTTATCAAAAGAAAATCAAGAATATCAAAGTAAGGTTGCTTTGTATAATTCTAATTTGCAAAAATATCAAGCTGAAGCAGCTGAGAAAAGTCAAAAGATTAATTTAGGCACTCAAAATGCATCTTTTTATTCTAATGAATCAAAAAAATATTACGATTGGGCAAAATTAGAAATAAATTCTTATATTCAAAATAATAGCAAAATAATTAATCAAACAATAGCAGCTCAACAACAAGCTGCGCAATAATAATAGGAGTATAAAATGGCAAGCACAAGAATGAGAGTAAGTACAAATGCTCAAGTTTTTCATAGAGTAGCTGCTGCTGGAGATATGGCTGAACACGATGTAGGAACAACAGATTCAGTTGCTACTGGAATGGGTGGAACTGCAGATTTTGAATTAGAATCTGATGAAACTGTAGCACACGTAGATGCGTCTAAAACACAAGATACCAATGAAACTGTTATAGGTTCAGCTGCAATAGCAGATTATATTTATATAAAAAATACTGGATTTACAAGTTCTGCAAAAACAACAGCTACAACTTCTAACCTTACAGTTGGTGTTGGAGGAGCTTTTGCTAGTGGTGGTTTTACATTAGCCGCTGGTGAAGCAATTACATTNCATGGATTAGGTGGAGGAAGTGATAATCTTGGTGAATTTCAATTAGATTCATCTAGTGGCGATATATATGTAGAAATTAAATATTTATAATGACAGTTCAAGAAATAATGGAAAGAAGTGGCATGGACAATGCTACTTTAACTATTGCTTGGATAAAAGATGCTATTCATTTAATACAATCTAATTCTAAAGAAAAAATTAAAATTAGAAAACAAGATATTATTAAATCAGTAGATACGGATGATAATGTGTATCAATTACCAGCTGATATGATTGCTTTAAAAAATATAAGCATAAAAGATACTAGCGATGGCAAATACAAGCAAATACGAAGAGTAACAAGACAGCCTCATTATTTAATTGAGGATACATCTCCATGAGTAGCTATGTAGATAGAGAATGGTTTTACTTTCTTAGAGGAAGAGAATTACTTATATATAAGCTATTAGGTGGTTCTACAAGTGAAAGAATAACTCAAGCAGGTGTATTTAAAACTCAACAAAATGAGTTAATGTATCCAGATGAAAATATTGAAGATGGACTTAGAATTGAATACACAGCTCTTAATGAACCATTTGTATCTGAAGAATTAGAAAGTACAACTGGATATGCAAGTGGTGTTACTATTTCTTTTTCAGGTTCAGCTATAAGTGATTCTGGTAGTGGATTTGCAGCTACTGGAGCTTCTTTTGCTCAAGGCGATAAAATTAGAGTGCAAGGTTCTTCAAATAATGATGGTGATTATACATTAAGTTCTAGCGGAACTGTTAACTCAAGTACATTAACTCTTGCAAGTGGTTCATTTACTACTGAATCAGCTGGTGAAAGAATTACAATTACTCAAATACCTTTAGAGGATTCTTCTCCTAGTGAAACATCTCATGCAAATTTAAATAAAATGCTAAGTTTAGCTTTAGTAGATTATATTAAAGCAATGAAATACGATGAAGCAGGAGATATAGAAAGAAAAGAATATTACATGAAAGAATTTTATGGTAAGTTGGGTGACAACGAAAGCAACAAAAGAAATGTTTCAATGACATTTCCATCTGGCCCTTTCGCTGTTAGATAAATATAAAACATATGCCCATGAGAGAAGCCAAGCTCGGTAAGGCATAAAAGGAGGCAAGATGGCTAAAGGACTTCAAGGATGGAGCGTAAGAGAACAAGGCGCTCCAATCACATCCGCAGAAATTAAAACTGCTACAAGTACTACAGTAGTATCATTTTCAAAAATTACAAGAGCTGTCATGGGAGTTGTAGTTCCAGCTGGAACTCAAGATTTAACAATAACATTAGCAAGTGGAGAAAATTTAGTAATACCCGGAGCCGCAGTTTCAGCTATATTTGCTCCTGGCGCAATAGTTCCATTCGCATGCACTTCTTTTGTATTTGCAGGTTCAGAAACAGCTTTTAAAGTAGTTGGATTATTTTAGGAGGTAATGAATGAGATTTACTAGAAGCGCTCCATTAACTGGTGGCGGAACTATATCTGGAAATTTAACTGTTACTGAAGATTTATCAGTTATTGGCAATACTGCAATAACAGTTAATGAAGTAATACAAGGCACATCAACAATAGATGTCACAGATACAGAAGCATTACTGGTACGTAAGAATGGCGATGGTGGCGATATATTTATTGTAGATACAAATACACCATTAATAAAGATGGGTGGTAATCTTACTTTTACTCACGACATTGCTACTATATCATCAACTACTGGATTATTGCAGTTTAGGATTCTTGAGACTGGTCAAGATATGTTATTTGATGCTGGAGCAAAATTTAAGTTTAGGGATACAGATAGTAGTAATGCAACTAGAGTTGCTATTGACTCATCAAATGGTAATCTTTCCATAGGTACAGACACAGCTACAAATAATCTACACATCGAAGCAGACTCTGGTGATGAAGGTATAACTATCCATAGTGCTGGAGACACATCAAATGCAGTTATATTAGATGCAAATAGGTCAGGTGCAGATAGCGGTATTGGTAATATGCTTGGTAAGTGGAACGGCACTTTGATTGGTTATATGGGATTTTTTAGTGGTGCAGATACTACTAATAAAGATGATGGTGTAATTAAGTTTGCTACAACACCATCTGGTGGCTCTGCTACTCTTGCACTTACAATAGGCTCTGACCAACACGCCACATTTGCTCAAAATATAAATTTAGGCGATGACAAAGCATTAACGCTTGGTGCTGATGGAGACGCTCAAATATGGAACGATGGTAGTAATACATATATTAGAAACAATACTTCTGACCAAGATATTATTTTTAGAGTAAATGATGGTGGTAGTGCTAATACAGAGGTAATGAGAATAGATGGTGCTACTGCAAATGTTGGAATTGGAACAGATTCACCAGCTAGTACAACTGGATTTAATACATCGAATTTAACTATAGCTGGAACTGCTCCATCTTTAGTCATAGCTGATACTGGTCAGGACAAATTGCAAATATGTGCTAATAATGGTCTTTTTTTATTTATGAATGATTCTGACGATAGAGTATTTTTTAGTGTTGAAGAAAACGCACCAGCAAACTCATTATATATTGATAATAATGGTCATATTGGTATTGGAACTAACTCACCAGACACTAATTTATCAATAGCCGATGTATCTACATCGACTGGTATAAACATTGATACCTATTCAGCTAGTACAGGTAATGTATCTACATTGTCGTTTAGAAAATCAACTGGTACAACTATTGGTACTCCAGCAGATACTGGTGATGGCGAAGAAATAGGACTAATACAATTTTTAGGTGTAAATAGTTCAGATGCATTTGATGCTGGTGCTAGAATTTACGCTAAACAAAATGGTGCAAGTAGTTCAGGTGCAGTACCAACAGATTTATATCTTGATACCTATAGCACAGGAATTAATACAAATCAACTTGTACTTCATCACGATGGCAATGTGGGCATTGGAGTTAACGACCCTAAAGAAAAGCTACACGTTTCTAATGGAAATGACTCAAACTCAGGCAATATAACATTTTTAATTGGCGGTACTGAAGGAACAAATGCAAGAACTGGTAGAATAATAAAAAACACATCATCTCCTTACGAAATGACAATTAGAGCAAATGATTTTTCAGGGTCTGGAGACTTAATATTAAATGATGATGGAGGTAATGTAGGCATTGGAAAAGACCCTGACACTATTTTAGATATTGATAGTGGTACTATTGGAGAATCTTCTGCTGAAAATGCTGGTATTAGAATTACTGGACAAAGAAATGGTAATATAACTGCATTAACAATGAGGCATGAAGCCGCTAGTGGGGGAGCATCTGTCTCTAATACTGGAATAGGGATGCATTTTCAAGGATATGATGGTTCTAATTCATATCATAATATGGGTGCAATTTATGTACGAAGTGCTGAAGATTCTGTTAGTGATAATGATTCGCCTGGTTACATGACTTTTCATACTACTCCAAATGGAAGTGACACTATTCAAGAGAGAATTCGTATAGATTCATCTGGCAATACAAATTTAAACAGTAACTATATTATAAATGAACAAGGCAAACCAAATCATGTAGCAAATACAATGTCCTCTCCATATTATAGATTTGATGCAGTTGATGATAAAATTGTTCCTTCATCTGCTTTTGGATTAATTAATACTGATTTTTCAATTTCTTGTTGGGTAAGGCATACAAGTAGAACTGATGGTATATGGGAGGCTATATATTCACAAAAAATAACTGAAATATGGTTTGGTTTTGGACGAAATTCCGATGCTCAAGGAAGGGTTAGGCTTCATGTAGGTGGAGGTAGTGATTATGCAGATACACCAAATGGCGTAGTTCCTGAAGGTGTCTGGACTCATGTAGCGGCTACATGGGATGGTTCTAGTGCAAAAATATATGTTAATGGAGTAAGTCAGACTATTACAGTAAGTGGAACATTAAACAATCCAGAAACAGAAGATACTTATAAAATTGGTGGACATTCAGTAAGTAATGATAATCAATATCTTGGAGAGTTAAATAATTTATCTTTTTGGAACATAGCCCTATCAGAAACCGAAGTAAAAGAACTTTACTCTGGTTCATCAGTACCTTTTAAATACAAAGGTGCAAATCAGACTACTTTAGTAGCAAATGGAACAGACTGGACAGGAGGCTCACCTCCTACATCTTGGGCAGTATATAAAGCAACAGCAACATCTGCTGGTAGTGGTTTTTCTGGAGATTGTGTAGCAGTAACAGCAGATACATCTGGTAGTGCTAATTATTTATATCAAACTAGAACACTTACAGTTGGTAAGTATTACAGACTATCGGCTTATGTTAAAAGTGGAACAAGTGGAAATGAAACTTTTGAAATTTCATTTAGAGCCAATACTCTTGGTGCTGTATTAACCTCTGTGACTGGTACTTCTTCAGGAAGTTGGGTTAAGCATTCGGTTGATTGGCTTTGTACTCAATCAGCAATAACTGTTTCACTGGCTAAAACCACAACAACTTCTGGAACAATGCTATTTGATAGTGCAGTAGTAGTACCAATCGGTGCAGTAGCAGAATACGATGGAAGTTCTGCTGGTGAAAAGATATGGGGAGATAAATCTGGTAATGATTTTCATGGAACTGTAACTGGTGCATCTGTAGAAAATACTCCATATGATTCTGGTACAGAATATGAAGAAGGTACTTATACAGTAACGCTAACACCATCTGGAAGTGGCTCTATAACAGTTGATAGCACTTACGATACAGCATCTTATACTAAAATTGGAAGGCAGGTAACAGTCATGGGTCATGTAGATTCATCTGCCATTAGTAGTCCAGTTGGATATATAAAAGTAAATGTTCCTTTCACGATTGGAGATGGAGCTGAACTGTCACAAAGAGGAAGTGGCTCTGTATTTATATACAATTCAAGTGCCAATATTCAAGATTTTGGTGTTTTTATGTCAGAAAATGAGGCATATTTTAGAATTTATTTGACTACAGGAGCTGGTCTTGGTTTAACATCAGCAAATCAAATAGATGCATCAACAAGCATACAATTTGCAGTAACATACTTTGTATAGTGGATACTATACTGGAACTAACAAGGAGTCAGTAATGGCATTAGAAAAAGTGGTCGAAGTAGACCAAATCGAAGTGAAAGGTGATTATTTCATCCAAGTAAGAACAGCAACAAAAGTAATGGACGATGGTAAACAAATTGGTAGCGTGGGTTATAGCCGCCATATTGTAACTCCAGATAGCGATTGGTCTAATGATGACCCAAGAGTAAAGAAAATTGCAGATGCATTATTTGATGCAGATTGTAAAGAAGCATACTTTGTATCGCAGAATGGACATCCTAGTGGTGAACCAGCAGATTCATGGACAAAAGCACAGCTACAAAAGTATTTAAGTAGATATAATGTATCTTACGCTGAAAGTGATAATAAGTCTGCATTGCTAACAAAAGCAAAAGCAAAGTACGCTGAATAATTAATTAACTAACAAGGAGCTAAAATGGCTAAAGATAAAAAAGAAAAGCCAGTCTTGAATCTTGATGACAAAGAATATGTTATTGAAGATATGACTGATGAGCAAAAGATGATGGTAAATCATATTAATGATTTGCAAAATAAACAGAATACTAATCAGTTTATGGCTGACCAGTTGCAAGTTGGTAAAGAAGCATTTATTAATATGCTACGTTCATCTCTTGAACCTGAAGTTGTTGAGGCTGAAGTAGAAGCATGAAGATTAAAGGAATATCATTAAGTGGATTAAATAAAAGACAGGAAGGTGCTATGAAAAAACATTCAAAGCATCATACTGGAAAACATTTAAAAGCAATGGTATCTTTAATGAAAAAAGGTAAAACATTTACTGAGTCTCATAAACTAGCAATGAAGAAAGTTGGTAAATAATGATTATTAGAAGGTGTAGCCAGGGTTACAATATAAGGATTCATAAAAATACAAATCCGGGGGTTACCCGTGTAAAAACTTATCCAGATGGAACTAAAGAAACTCTGGCTTATCCTTCGTCTTATAATTATTTTGTATATTTAGATGGTAAGATAATAAAAAAAACAAATAGTTTTAAAATTGCTGAAGAATTATATACATCAGAATGTGCAAAAAAACATGACAATGAACATGGAAAATTAATAATTGGCAAACATCAATTAATAAATGCAATTTCAACTAGTCAATCTGATTATCCAACAATGGATAATACTAAATCTGAAATAAAAAATTTTTATGATAAACGAGAAATAAAATATGGTTCTAATGAAACAAAGTCTCAACTTCTTTCAAGAATAAAATTTATATTAGGTCGTAACAATTTAAGGCAAATAGTAAAATGACATTACAAGAAGCTTATATATCTCAAAAAAATAACAACAATAAAGAATTAGTTGTTAGAGTCCCAGAATTAGTTCATTTAGTAAGACATTTAGATTTATTATATTCAGAATTAATAAATAAAAAGCAAGAACCTGAACATTCTCAAGGTCAACCAATGGTTGAAATACTTGGAAAGCCGTATATACAAACTGCTGGTTGGTACAATGCAGGTCAAGGTATAAAACAATCAGCCGTTGTTCAATAAAATATTATAGGAGTTAATTATGGCTATTAAAGGAGTAAGAACATATACAGCAGCTGAAGCAACGTCTTTAGCCATTGGTCAGAATGGATTTGATTTAATTGCTGAACATAATACAAATACATCAGAACCTGATGACGGTACTTGGATAGCTATACAAGCTCTTGGTAAAGGTGGTGGGGATGCAGCTGTTGAATTTCTTCAATTAAAAGTTACGTCAAATATTGGAGATAATCTTAATTCAGCTTGGTTTTATATGGTGCCTGGTGAGATACTATATGGAAATTTTAGTAGTATTATTAATCACACAAACTCTACAGCGACATGCATAGCTTACAGAGGGTAAGAAGAATAGAAAGATTAAAGAGGAGATTAGGTTTTAAGAAACCTAAAATTACTTTAATAGAAAAAATTAAAAATTGGTTTAAATCTAAATTAAAAATATTTAAATGAATAAAATAAAAGGAGATTATAAGTTTGTTAATTCGAGTTATGGGATTCCTGTTGTGTATTATTATGTTAAAAGGTTGCAGTCAGGGTTGGAGCGCAGGAGGTATACAACTCACACCGCAGGATACAGTTGCAAATACAGTTTTTATAGAAATAATGGGGACTGATTCAATTGTTCATTATTATCATGGAAAAATTTACACAAGCTCTAATTGGTGTTGGAAACATCATCAATTTGAAGATATAATACATGAGTGATGTCAAAACAGCTAGGAGTTATCGTGGTAGTGTTGTTGATGATAATATGGTGGTTAGCCTCAATATCAAATGGGTTATTCAGTTATGTGTCGTTGTGGGTGCTTTTGTCTATGGGTATTATCGCATTGAGCATCGACTTACAAAGCTTGAAGAAAACTTGGTGGAGGCTGATGGCACAATTCGGAGTTTACTTGATAAACACAGCGTGGAAGAGGAGCGTAAAAGGTCAGAACTGGAGAGTAGAGTTTCATTTTACGAAAAAGAATTAAATATTAATCCATTGAGTTGGATGAAGAAAAAGCGGAAATAATTATGGATACACAAACAATTTTAGAAAGTTATAGTACATTAGGAGCAACAGGATTTTGTGTTGTATTTTTAGGATATATGTTAGTCAATCTTACTAAAAGCCAAACTTCCCAAAACGAAAGCTTAGACAATTTAGCAGTTAGTCAAGCAAAGAGCGAAGAGACTATTACTAACGTAGAAGGCATTTTACTTAAGCTTCTTGA